AGTGGTAAATCCTGATGTACCAGGTTGTGTTACAGAAAACTCTATGCTTCTGTCTCCGTTTGATGTGATACCAGTTACCGGTGTGCCGGTTACCTGAGTAGGAAACACACCGTTTCTGCGATATGCTTTGAAGGTAGCCAGCTGAGGTTCATCTGCTGCTACATTGTAATTCACATACACAGCACCATTGGGTATTGAAATACCGCCCTGTGTTCTGTCTAGCTGAAACAGTGCTTCTGCATTATCTGCAAACAGAGGAGCATCAATTTCTTCAAATTGCTGAGTAGCATTGTTGAACACTCTCATTCTCCAACGAGCACCTCCGCCGGGTTCAGTGGTCTTGATCCACACAGAACCTGTGGGTCTGCTTTTTGGATCTGCAGTTTTGAATCTAGGTACCTGTGTGTGAGGCGAAATTTGCAGAGCAGGAGGAAAGTAAGTTCCTTCCGAAATTCCTAGCTCTTCTAATACTCCGCCTGTTGGATTTTCGATTCTGATTTCTCCAGTAACAGTTGAGTCATCTGCTGCTAGACTGCTACCGTCTGAAAACAGAGTTAGTCTATTTCTTACTACAGCAGCTCGTATACCATCGATTCCAGCGCCATTAATGGTGTCTCTTACAAGTGCTACTGTATCTGTGTCAGCAATACTAATAACAACGTCGTTAAGTTCAAACTGTCCACCGTCTGCAAAATCCGGATTGGATACGGTGCCTTGTACAGTTGGCCAGCTGTCGACCCACTTGTCGCTGCCTACCAGAACCCAAATACCTTCTGATGTTCTGTAGAACACTTTGATTAGATTGGATTCTGCAAACACAATTGCGTAGGAACCTACACTACCTACAGAGCCTTTTGGAACATCACCGTCGATGCCGTTTATTGCCAGCGTGCCGTCTGTTAGGTCTGCTGGACTTGTAATTACAATTGGCTCTACAGCTTGGAATGTTTGACCGTCTTGTTCTGTGGCCGGCTCACCATTCCATGCAAAAATACCATACGAACTTGCAGCAACGTCTAGCCAATATGTGCCGCCTGCTGGATTAGCAGCAGGCTCGATTGTAGTTGCTTCTAGAGCACCTAGATCTATGTCTGCTCTTGTAACCCAGGCTCTATTTGAAACGCCCAAGACAGAATATGCAGCTTGTAGGCCGTATTCGTTTAATTCTCCTGCGTGAACAGGATTGTTATTTTGATCAACTTGGAATACAGGATCTCCAAACGTGTCTGCAAGATCTCTCTGTGAAGTAAGCAGGAAAGGAACACCTGCATTTTGTTTTAGGGTGCCTCTTGCTACTCCAGTTCCTGATGAATTCTGTTTGTTTTCTGCGGATACTACGAATATCATTGGTGTAGTTCCGGCACCTGATGGAGTAAAGAAACTTTCGTCTACAACACGAACGTCTACTCCGGGTGATACTAATGCCATGGTTTTCTCCTATAAGAAGCTATTTGTTGTGTGTATTTAGCAGCTTCTTGCAAAATTGCCCGAATATCAACCGGTAAAAAGGCATGGAAAAGGTTTAAATACAGCATGAGACCACTATGCGAATGCGGCTTAAAGCCCGCTGCAATAAATTATAAAAAAGATGGCAAGACTTTTTACAGGAGAAAATGTGTTTCCTGTGCCAACGGCAAGCAAGGTGCACCAAATTGGCAAAAGAAAGGCTATAAGAAAAAGTCTGTGTGTGAAAAGTGCGGCTTTACGTCAAAACATCCTGAACAATTTAATGTTTATCACATAGACGGTGATTTATCAAACTGTAGATACAGAAACCTAAAAACCATATGTGCTAACTGTCAGAGAATTTTACAAAAAGAAGGTGTTAAGTGGCGTCAAGGAGATTTGACACCTGATTTTTAAGATCTTCCAGTGTACTGTTGTTGGGAATTATGAAATCTAACGGCATCTGCATCCAGGCCCATTCTGAAGCATGTATATCAACAGGTTCTATATTCGATTGCCTATACTGTTGTGCCCAGCCAGGTTGTTCTCCCCGTCGAACCTCAACAACAATTCCGCCCTGATTGTGTATCATGGATATTTCGTTTGGAAATCTTACATCTGGTATAACTGTATTAGCAGCAGGATTTTGTTGTAATTTTTGCTTTACAAGGCTGACCCAGATGCCATCATAAAATCCCTGTCTCATGCATTCTGTGCCCACTTTCTGCAGCACGAGTCTTGGTGTGATTTGTGTGCCCAGTTCCTGAGTCCAAAATTCGTCTTGCAGTTCTCGCCATTCTCTGCTTTGGATCGAATCGCCCTCCAGCAGTTCTCGAGGCCAGCCAAACATTGCTGCAACACCGTCTTTTAGACTGTCTGCAAATGATAGTTTTTGAAAATCGTGGTGCTCAACCAATATGTCAGCAACTGTGCCTTTTCCGGATCCAATTAGCCCGCAAATTCCTATGATCATGCATATATTATAACACGAATTAGAAAAAAGTCAAGATCTAACCTCGTGTAAAATAGTATCCAAATCCGCCTGCAACTTGGGTCATTAATTCTGTTTCAAGTTTTTCCATTTCCTGCTGTGCTTCGGCTTTGAGAGCATCGCCGTTGAGAGCACCGCCGCCCTGGGGGCCTGCTATAACAGAAAACTTGGATCGTGCTTCGCCCAGCATGTATTTGCATGTAGCTAGTGTATAATCTTTCAGCCACTGAACTGCAAGATAATCTGTGAGCAGATTCTCGTCTGGTCTGTAATTGTAGGTGTATAGCAGCAGATTTTCTTTTGCTCTGGGGCGTTGCAGAAGAGTGAGTTTTTTGGTTACGCTATTCCATTTGAATTCGATAAACGAACCAAACATTCTGCCTACCAGTTCCTGTCTCTGAGAAAACATATCATAGGTAGCAAGGCCGCCCATGTTGGAGCTGCTCAACAGATAGGTGTTTGTGTAGGCAAGGTTGAACGGTTCGAACAGCGTGCCACCATCGCCGCCGCCAGTTCGTGAACCTATGCTGCGTCTAAACAGTATTCTTACTTCGATTACTTCTTTTGGTAGAAAATATTCATTTTGATCAATTACTGTAGGCAAAAACATATAGCTTTCTTCCACAGAATGCTCTGACCTCTGACGATATTTTGTAAGTGCTTTTGTTAACGCAGTTTCGTAGTGGCTAGGATCCAATTCCACTTCCACCATATTGCCGCCAAGCATATTAAACACGTAATCAAATACTTCTTGTTTTGGTGTAACTGCATCAGACATAAAGTTTCTCCTTGCAGTATTTATCGCTAAATATGTTAAACAGGAGAACTGCAATCCCCAGAATTAGCTTATATCGTCCAGAACGCGGCAACGACTATGAATTCACAGATCGAATTGTGCGTGAAAGTTTCACTGTGGGCGGCACTGACATCATGTTGCACAAGTATCTGGGACCAGACGGTGCAACTGAAGGTGAAGGCACAGCAGACCAACCTGTGTATGACGGAACTGATCCTACTCAGATACAGGATCTGCTGTTTCTAGAAAATCGAGACCGAAAATACGATCCCAGCATTTACAGGTTGAGAGGCATATACAATGTGCAGGATCTAGACTTCAATCTGTCACAGTTTGGATTGTTTTTGGACAACGATACTCTGTTTTTAACAGTGCATATCAATAGTTCTGTTAAGACTCTGGGCAGAAAACCCATAGCAGGCGATGTTATAGAACTGCCTCATCTGAAAGATCCTCATGCACTAAACGACTTTTCGTTTGCAATCAAGAGATTTTATGTAATAGACGAAGTGACTCGATCTGCAGAAGGATTTTCCATGACCTGGTATCCGCATCTTTATAGATTAAAACTCAAACAGCTTGTGGATTCACAAGAATACAGAGATATACTGGACCTGCCTGCCGAACAAGACAACCCCGGCGGCAATTCTCTCAGAGACATGTTAAGCACATTTGAACGAGAAATGCAGATCAATCAAGCAGTAATAGAACAAGCAGAATCAGACGCTGCACAGAGCGGATATGACGTTTCTCACTACTATCAGATCAGAGTACAAGAAGAAAACGGCGTAAGAAGTGCTGTGATTGAACAAACTCAAGGCGGAGACTTTACATCAGCACCACCGCCAAAAATAGGATACAGTGGTTATCTGCTGGGCGGAGAATTTGTGCCCAATGGCGGTGCGTTTGGTCAGGGTATACAGTTTCCAGAAGAACCAGACAACGGTGATTACTTTTTGAGAATAGACTTTGTGCCCAAACGGCTGTTTCAGTACGCAGACAACAAATGGCGATTTGTACATAATGTAGAAAGAATGACCATGACTAATTCGCAAGAACGACAGACCTATAAATCCAAATGGTACAACAACGATCGATTTACCTATGCTGATCTTGTTGTGAAAGACTTTGCAGAATTGACTCAGGACGATACTGTTATTGAAACCAAGATCGAATCACCTGTAGACGCCAAGTATCTGTTGTTGAAATTTCAGACTATCGAACTGGACTTTGTGTTAGATGAACATCCTGGTTTGTTAAGCATGCACGACAGCACTAGCATACAGATCAATTTACCTGTAGTTGACGGAGACCCCGTATCAATACCAGAAACAGGAGTTTGGGAGATTCGATTCTTCAATCACAGAGAAGCAGAGAGACAGGGTCTTTCGCAAGCTCTTAGACCACGGGCAGATAACTGATGCAGAATCAACAACATTTCTATGACAACCAGCTTCGTCGTTATATCACTCAGCTGATAAGAATGATGAGCGGATTTTCCTACAAGGACAGTTCCGGAAACATAAATGTAGTGCCTGTGATGTATGGTGATTTAACCAGACAGGTTGCGTCCATTATACGAGACAACACAGAAAACAAAATCCCCAATGCACCCAGAATGGCAGTGTATGTAACCGGTCTGGAACTTGACACAGATAGATTGAGAGATGCTTCATACGTTGAAAAAGTAAATGTAAGAGAAAGAGCATTTGACGAAGAAGGAAACGAATATCTCAACACAGAAGGCAGAAACTACACAGTGGAACGCCAAATGCCTACACCCTACACAATCACTGTAAATGTTGATCTCTGGAGTTCTAACACTGATCAAAAACTGCAGATAATAGAACAGATTCTGATGCTGTTTAATCCAAGTTTGGAAATTCAGACCACAGACAACTATCTTGACTGGACCAGTTTGTCAGTGGTGAATCTGGACAGTGTGACCTGGAGCAGTCGATCTATACCACAAGGTGCAGAAACAGAAATTGACGTTGCTACACTTACATTTACTTCGCCTATCTGGATTGCTCCTCCTGCTAGAGTAAAACGACTGGGCATTATAACTGATATTGTAAGCAGAATTCACAACAGTCGAGATGAGCTTATTGACCTTACCACAGACATTGATTTCACAATCACAGAAGGCGATGCAGAAACAGAAACTGGTATTTTTGTAAACGAGGCAGGGGATCTTGAACGAGGTAGGCGAATTAAACGCTACGAAACAGATTCCAGTGCGTTTGCAATTATCAAAACAACCTGGAAGAATGTGGATCTACTCGTATTAAATGGTGTTGCACAATTGGTGAAAAACGGAAGTGTGGGCAGTCTTACCTGGTGGGAATTTTTTGAAGCATTTCCTGCTCGTTTTGAACAAGGCATTAGCACAATCCATTTGCAAAGAGCAGATACTGCAAATGAAATTATCGGCGTGTTGGAAATTGAAACCAGCGATCCTGCACAGGCTGTAATATCATGGGATTCTGACACTACACCAACAGATACCGTGCTAACATCCAGTTTGGGTTCTAGAACAAACATCGACTTTATTATTGATCCTCAAAAACTCAATCCTCAAGAACTTGATCTAAGTGCAAATCCTAGATTATTGTTGTTGGGTGCAATAGGCGATGTTAACAACACAGACGGTGCTGATGCTTGGAAGAATTTGGATGGTACAGACTTTGTTGCAAATGCCAATGACATAGTGGAATGGACAGGTACACAGTGGGAAATTGTGTTTGATTCAGAATCACATGCAGGAGACACTGTGTTTGTAACAAATTTGAATACCGGTGTGCAGTATAAATTTGAAAATTCTGAGTGGCTACTTGCTTATGAGGGCGAATACCCCAATGGTACTTGGCGTATAGAATTTTAATTACAGTGTGCTAAGTCTTTTAACTGTGATTGTTCCGGCCATTGATCCGTGAAATTGACAAATATAACTGAAGTTTCCAGATAACGATTCTTGTATACGCCAGTACAGAGTTCCTGAATCAAACCCTTGTGCATTTGCACCTGTAGACACTGTTCCCGTAGTAGACACATGTACCAGTCCGGAATTTATCGCAGAGCCGCCCGGATCTCTAATTTCAAACGGATGTCCACCGATCTGAGATAGATCAAAGGCAATAGTAGTTCCGCTCAGTGCAAATATTGTGGGGTTATTTCCAGAATAATGTGAATTAAATGTATAAGCACTTGAACCATCGTTGTTTACTCTTAGCGTTAATATTGCAGCTTCAAAAATATCATTAACGTCTATTCCTGCATTTGATACATCAGCCAGCTCATCAAAATTAGAAGCACCTCCTGCAGACCCAGTAAAAGAAACAGTAAGGGTATCACCGGATATACTAGTAGCAATGTCTGTCCCGCCCGCAACAGTAAGAGTGTCTGTGGTAGTATCTGCTGTAGTGGATCCCGAATCTGCGGTAATAGTGGCCCATAGATTTTGATCTGGATCTCCGTCGCCTCCTTCCTGTGACACAGTTGCAAAAGAAAAATTGCCCGCTCCGTCTGTTGTAAGCACCTGGCCTGACGAACCGTCGTTTATGTTTAAGTCTAGCAAATTTTGTGGAATTGCGGGCTTGTTGGCTAGATCTTCGTAATCGCCGGAGAATGCATCAGTTATACCATANCCTGATAGTGTAGTAGGTGTATTTGAAAGATCTCCA